CCGCCGTAAAATTCGGTTTCGACGCCGAACTTATACCAAATCTGAAATGTCGATGTCGTCCTCGGGTTTCTCAACCTTTGTCGACTTCTTGGACTTGCCCTTGCCCTTGGGGGCTTCGGGTTCTGGCATTTCCACTACGGGTTCTACCACTTTCGGTTCGGCTTTCTTGACAGGTTTCGGTTCGTGGATGACCTCGATTTTACCGAGCTTCACGAATCGTGCCAACTGCGCCTCGTCGAGCAAATCAGCGGGAATCAACTCACCCTTGCGAATGATAATCTTACCGTTCTGTGTGAGTGATCCGCCTATCCATTTATACAACATCGTTGCCTCCTATGTCCCGGCTATCACACGACAGCCGGGTATCGGTTGTTCTTAGTCCTCGTCGGTCAACAGCCCGGACATGACCGCGATTGCATCGGTCTGCGTGGTCGCATAAATCGGTGCGCTCTGGGTGCGGAGGTACAGGCTCTTGTTGTCGGGGGCACGCCATGCGTCAAAGTGGAACATATCCATGGTGATGATGCCACCGGATACGGCTTCGGCGGTTTTCTGGTACAGCGGGGGGGCATCCATGTTGACACCGAACATGTCGGCATACCACTGGCGCATGTCACCGGTCACTGGCAGATGGTCCTCGGGTCCGAAATACCGGTCGCGTCTGGCGTTGATGTCGGTGATGAAAGCATAGCCGCGGGGGAGGTATCTGGTCAGGGTTCCGGTGGAGGGGTCGGTGTACATGCCATTGTAGTTGAACACCCACAGGGTACGGCCTTCGAGGGTCCGAAGTCGTCCGCGGGGAATCCAGCCTGCAGCCACATACCGAGCGTATTCGGGTGGAACAGGGTTGTTGGTGCTTACCTCGATGAGTTCAAACCGGCGGTTGTCGGCAAGAGTCTGGAATGTAGTATCCTGAATCAAGGTCGCCCATGTTTCGCTGTCGATGCCGAAAAAGTTCGGGATTGCATTACCGACAGATTCCACCAGTTCACAAGCACCATCGATGTCTGCCATGGGGGTAGCTCCGTCGGCATCCCATGCGGTAAGGCTGGAAAGGGACAGGCTGCTGTCACGCAAAAAGTCGTATTTCAGTGCGTCGTTGGTGGTGCCGATGATAGCAGGTTGTACGCCGGTAAGAATCGACTGGGCCGCGAGGTAGTTGTGTGTACGGATACTGCGGAGAATCGCGTCGTTGCGGAGGTTGTACGCATAGTCGCGGTTACGCTCCACCCGGGTAAATCCACCCGAGACAGGTTCGCCAGCGATTCTGGACAACAGGCGGTTGCTGTTGATGCTGTTGAGTACTTCGATGAGAGGCCACTTGCGGCTGAACGAACTGTACTTGCCAGCGGTTATGGTCGCAACATCGGATGGGTCGCTCGACATGCCACGGTGTACCATGGCCGCAAGTTTCTGCCCATTCGCCCGGACAATGTCAATGTCGACGGCTTCGCTGTCGTCACTGTACAATGTTTCCGAAACACCCGGCAATCCGAAAAATGCGAGGAAACCGGTCGGGACATGTTGTATGGTGCGTTCGTCGAACTTCGCGGCGAACATCCGAGAAAAGGAGTCCATGGGGGTTGGAGTGTTGAAATTAGCCATTTTCTATTTCTCCTTACGCTTCGTATTCGGATTCCGCGTCAGTTGTGACAGGGATAATCATCCGGGATTCGAGATGGTCGCCGATTGTTCGGACGTCCACATTGGTCAGGGTCGCTGTGCCGGGGGTGTAGCTGGCCGGAGTTCCTTGAGTGAAGGAGGCATCGCTTGTTCCAGCATCGAACGTGTCGTCTGTTGCGGCAACGTACACACCAGCGGTGTATGCGAGTGCGCCAACGGTGACAACGGTTGCGAGGGTCAGGCTGTTCTCAAGGACAAGTTGTCCCGAGTCGACACGCGCTCCGCTTTTGAGAATCGGGCAATCGGTCACGTTGCCTGCCACGAGAGCGGCGGCGGTGATTGCTGGCCCGATATAGATACCGGCGGGAATCGCGCTTCCATCGGTGGCTGTCACCGATGTCAACGGGACATAGAGTCCGGTGGCGGCGATTTTTGCCAAGACGGTGAACGGAGCAAGAGGGGTCGCCCTTTGCGCGTCCTGCTTGATGGTCCCCTTAACCCTGTTAGCCGGATAGCTGTGCAGGATAAACGGTCTGGTGGTGATGTCGGTCTGTGCTTGCATGGCCATTATTTGACCTCCTTGGAATACAGAGCTTCGAGAGCCTCTGGACTATCGGCGATTCCGGGGTCCTTGGACACCGGGGCTTCGACTTTCTGTGCCGGGGCGGGAGTTGCACCGGATTCGGTGGCTGCGGTAGCAACATCGTTGCCGGCCTTCATGGTGTCGTAGATTGCCACCATGTCGGTAAGCGACTGCTCGGTGCGCGTACCCTTGATGACGTCGGCCGCGGCATTCTTTATCACATCGGGATAATCCTTGCTGGTGACAAACGGCGTGGCGAGTGTGATGCGCTTCTCGATTTCCGCCTTGGCCTCGGCCTTGCCCCGCTCATACTCCGCTTTCATCTTTGCGTCGACTTCTGCATGGAGCGCGGGATCGTTCGTTTTCATTTCTTCAAATGTCATACGTTTCCCCTTTTGGTTGCCCTTCTCCGTTACCGGTGCGGGCATAGGTGTTCCCGCTACTGCGGGGAGTATGTTCGAGTTCCCGGACGGTTGATTTTCCGGGACGTCGGCGGGATTCGTTGCCGCCATGAAATTTGTGTCGATAGAGTCCTCGACCAGACCGTCAATCATACCTACCGATATCGCGTCAGGATTGCCGTCGGGATCGCGGGAAGTCATAAGGCCACCGCGCCCGAAGTTCTCCTTGATGGATTCCTTGGATACATTCCGACCGCTTGCGATGCGGTCGTAGAAAATGCGCTCGATGGCGTTCACCTGCTTGCGCAATATGGCGACGCCTGATTCCTTGGAAATGTCGGGATACTTGTCGGGTGCATTTTCCGAGACGATGACCACGCGCTTGTATCCAGCTTCCTCGTATGCCTTGGACAAGTCCCATGTGGCAATAACAACGCCGATGGAACCGACTTCGTTCATGGGGGAGGTGGACACGATTTCATCGGCACCGGATGCTATGTAATATCCACCGGATGCAATCATGCCATGGTTCACAACCGTGACGCGCTTGGTCGCTTTCATAACCGCCTGCCACACCTCGTCGGTACCGATGGCTTCACCTCCGGGGGTGTCCATGTCCAACACGATACGCGCCACGGTCGGGTCTGCATCGGCTTTCTGGATGGCTTCGATTATCTCAATTGTGGAGGTTCCACCAAATCCGAATAGGGCGTCAATCCAGTCGGGACCTTTGCGCGACAGTGGACCGGATATGTCAATGTGCGCCGTATCTCCGTCGATTGACAGGATGGACGCGTTTTCAATCCGGCGTGTCTCGGAATTGTATTCTTGGCGCATCTGCTCGTCGCCGATATTCGCCATGACGCCGAGACGGGTTTCGAGGTAGGAGGACAGGAAATTTTCTTCCATCGCGTACATTCTGCGTATCATAATGCTATCTTACTCCCCAACGCCGTATCTTGTCAATGTTTTTATTGACACTTGACGGCATTGTGTCACCTGTCGCTTCTCATCAACTTTATCTGCTCTAAAATGTTGTCTGTCTTTTGGAGCAACAGGGCGATGTTCCTTTGCGATGTGATATCGGATTTTTTCAAGTCTCCGATTTCGTTATCTTGACGCTTGTCGTTCTGTTCAAGGTAGACGACACGGAAACGGATATTCGCCACAACACTCGCGATGGCTATGATTGCCGAGGCGTAGGCAATGAATGTCTGCCAATTAATGTTGATGCTATTGATATCCATCGCTATTCCTCCCTAGAATTCTCTATGGATTTTCCCCAATCGCCCCATGGAGGGGAAGGGAGATTCTCATATTCGCGTGCCAACTTCTGCGCGTTGCCGGATGCTGACGAACCGTTGAGATTCCGTGCGACACGTTCAAGGGTTGTCGCGCCCAACTCGACGTATGCGCGGTCGGCGTTTGCTGTTTTCTGCGGGTCGATGTTCGGCATCGGGGATCCGATCCAGTGGCAATTCAGCCATGCGGCACGGATACGGGGATCGCGCCAACCTGGGGCCGACACGCGGCCCTTGGCTATCTCGACAGTCAGCCAAGACTCGAACACCGGGTTCAAAAAATCGGCTGCCATTTCATTCACCCAAATCTGGGCAATGCGCCAGAATAAGATGAGCGTTCCGCGTGATGCGCTGTAGTTGGAGGAGAATTTCATCAACAACACTTCAAGTGGCATGCCGGTGGAGGCACACAGGTACGAGGTGAACGAATCGATGAAACTGCCGAACGTCTCGGTTCCGGCCTTCATGCCGAGTTCCTTGATTTTGTCACCACGCTGGAGGTTGAATATTCCGATGCCGGGACCGGATAGGGTGGCCTCGGGTATCGGGGTATAATTCGGTGTGCCGGTGTACAGCGATTCCACTTCGTCGATTTCCGACGATTTCGGTGGAGCGAACTGCTCGGAGGCCGGACCTGCGCCGCCAGTGGTACGCAACACGCCCTCGAACGGGTCGGACGGGTCGATGGCGTCGTTTTCGATAGCCATGGCGAACATGGCGTTGTTTATGGCTTTGGTGATGGTGGCGGATGTGAAGTCGGTGATTTTCTCGAATTCTTGGATGGCGTGGCCGAGACGGGAATAACCACGGGTCTGTCCTGGGTATTCACTGTAGAATCCGTGGAGCATGTGGTAATTTCCCGCGCTGTCCATATGGGGGATGGTCGCCTGACGCATGATACCGGAGGCATCCATGTACCAAATCTTGTACGCCTTTTCGCTACCATCTGGATTGCGCTCTATGCCGTCGGTACTACCGAACGGGCCGTATGTCGAGGTGAATGCGTCGCCACGTATTTGGTTCGGGTCATAGAATTCTATCTGTAGCGGAGATTGCAAACCCTGACCGCCGTCGTAGAACAGGCGGACAAACTGATCATTGTCGCGCTGTTGCATAATGGCGTAGAGTCGTTGCATCTGATAGAGGTTCATTGTCTGGGAACGGTGGCATTGCTTCGATTGCGCCCATAGGTGGAAACGTCGTTCCACATCTTCGCTCCATGCCTCGGCCTCTTCTGGGGTTATGCCGAGTATCTGGTAAGCCGGTTCGGACTCGACCACCAATCCGGTATCGACAACGGTATCGGCGTACCGGTCGACAATGGCTTTCGCCTGTGGTGTCTCGTGGTATGCATCCCGTGCCTGTTGGCGTATCGCGTAGTGGTTGATGGTCAGTGACGGGCTATAGGTGCTGGTCCCATACGGCCACTTGGAGCCACCGCTCCGACCTGCCGAGAGTCCACCGTGTGGCAACGACATGCCGGGTTCTATGCCCATTTCGCGCAACCATGACGGATGTGGGCCGGTAGGTTTCGCCGATACCTTTGGCTTGATGCCGAATATGCGTGACAGTCCTCCGATGAGGTTTTCGCGGAATCCCATCATACGCCGCCTTTTCGTCTCATGGTAATCGAGTGCAATCCTGTGCCACCTTTCTGGCGGTACAGCCGTTCGAGTTCAGCCTGTAACTTCTCCTGCAACGCGATATAATCCGAGACGCGGGTAAATGTCATCTTCTGCTTGCCATGCCCGCTGTCAAACTCGTAGCCGGACACATGTCCCTTGCCGGGAGTCAACCGCTCGGTGAGAGCCGTCGAGATATCGTCGAGTTGTGCCTCGATGGTTGCAATGCGTTTATTGATCCGTTCTATGCGGTCAGGCAATAGTCCCATGTCAACAGTATGGACGGAAATCCAAAAACTGTCAACATTAAATTTTAGCAAGATTTTGACCGAACGGAAATTCTACTGAAACGGTTTCGCTTAGTTTACGCAAAACGAATTTTTTTATCTCCTCGGGGGCGACCGTGCGGTTCTTGGCCTTGCGCCTGATGATATCCGAGACATGGGCGACTTCACGGTCGAGGAACACGTCGGACGCGCACATGGCATACACCATGGTGTCAAGCGATTCGTTGCGTCTACCGGCTGCCCGGAAGGTTCCGTCGGAAAGGCGGTCCTCGGCGGTGAGCATCTTGAAATAATTCTCGTCGTAGTCGACAGGAAAATCTATGAACCCAGGTTTCTGTATCGGGCCGGGGATGCGGACCATGCTGTTCAGCCGACCGTAGATGTTTTGCTTGTAGTGGTTGGTAGATATCTGGTAGTACCACGATTCGCCGTTTCCGATACGTGCCATGCGGTAGCGTTTTATATCACCTGCGCTCTGGATATCGTCGTCCGGCGATTCTGTCTTGCGCCGCTTGATTGCCGAGAATCCCATGGATGGGTAGGTCTCCTGCCAGCGTTCACAGAATGCCGCGACGTTGTTGGTATACATGCCGTCGCCGGCGTCGATGAACACGATGCGGACGCTGAATACTTGGCCGTGACGGTCTGTGTATGACAACGCGGTATCCAGCGACCATTGGTTCAGCTTCTCCCACGCTCCGCTGTACGGGTCGTCGATGTCGCCGGTGAAAACCTGGTAGTCGATGGACCACATGCGATATCCGGCACCGAATCCCATGACCTGACATTCGAGGCGTGGCGGTTCCTTGCTGTTCTTGTCGCTACCGCGCTGGACGTCGATTCCCATGGTGAGGTACAGCACGCCGTATGGAACCGTACCCTTGGAGTACGAACCTTGCAATTCGATAACGCGGTCGATGCGTGGACGCGCTCCGGTCTCTTGGTACGGCATGCCCAAGATGATGTTTGTGAAACTGCGGGCACCGTCGGGGCTTTCGTTGGACTTCTCGTATGCTTGGTACAGGTCCTTCCAACTCAACATGCCTTGAGGTGAATACAGCGACGAAATGTGGTAGCTTCGGTATTCGCTCTTGGTGTTCTCTACGGTTGGTCGCCATGCACCGGCGGTGAGCATCTGTGTCTTGTGGTGGTTGAATATCGCGTCGTGGCAATGCGGGCACAGGTAGTAGGCGTCGGTGATGAGTCCGGCTGTCTTGTCGGACTTCAATCCGTCGTGGCCGTCGGGATTCCATTCCAGTTCGATTTCCGCGCCACACAACGGGCAGGGTACGAAATACTTGCGCTGGTCGCCGGCGAGGAACTCCGGCCAGATGGCCGATTCTGCGAACGTGGTCGGGGTGGTGAAGTCGAGGATTTTCTTGCGGTTGCCCCAACCGTAGGTACGGGCCATGGAAACGTCCAGCCAATTTCCTTCGCCGGATGACAACAACTTCGGTGCCCCGTCTATCTCATCCCGGACAAGGATGCGCTTGGAATCGGAACGCATCGAGGACGCCGATTGCGCCGATGCCATTTCAAGGCTCCCACCGAGGAACTGTTTTGACAACAGCTTGTCACCACTTCGACGGGATCCATCAGGTGCGGTGTTCGCGTAGATGCGTTCGCGTATGTCCAGCGAATCAATCATTGGTTCCAGACGTTTGGTCGCCCACCGCTCCAACAGTTCTTGGGTGGCCGACATGTACAGGATTTCCGACGGGGATGGACCCATCCAGAATCCGATGACGTTTTCGGCGGCGGCGGTGAGTCCGAGCTGTGCGCCCTTCATCACCACGGTATGCTGCACGAACGAGGACGGGGACATGTTGTCCATGATCTCCACCGCGTATGGTGTCTTGTCGTTCGACCACAATCCTGGGAACGGGGTGTTGCTCGGGAGGATTCTACGTCCCTGCACCCATTCGGATATCTTCGTCGGTGGTGGGTCGGATGTACGCAACCGCACAAGGCGTTGCAAAAACTCGACGTCTGATTCCCGGCTCATTCGTCGTCCTCCAAATCGGTGTCACCGAAATCGAACTCTCCGGCCTCGTCGTCTTGGTCGATAGGTGGTAGCTTGAACTTTTCCAACCATTTGTTCAGCTTGGATTTCTCATGGTCCAAGGACGCGTACACCGCGCGGTCGATGAGTTCTATCACCCTTCGCTCGGCAACGTTCGCATCCGGTGTCGAGCGGACCACACCGACGAGTTCCGATGCTACCTTGTTGGCAAGCTGTGTCCACTCGGATGAATCGATGGACCAGATGGCACCGACGAACGCCTCCACCTTGGCGCGGTCGATGTACTGACCGGCCTTGATTGCGGTCTCGATTTCCAGCTTGTGAATCTGTGCCTTTAACTTCGCCTCGTCCAGGTCGTAGGAATCCAAGCTGTCAAGGTCGGTGTAACCCGAGCGCGTTTTCGGCAACGGGCGCGGGGATGGCCGAGACACGGATACAAGCCCATGGTCGCGGTTGTCCTTCTTGGGCTTCGCCTTATCCTGTTTTGGTTTCGGTGGTCGTCCGCGTTTTTTCGGTTGGTCGGATGTCGCCGGTGGCGTTGCCGAAGCTGGGACAGAATCGCCGATCACGGTATCGGACTTGGACACATGCTTGCGCCCGTTCAGGTAGGCGTTGCCCTTGCCGTTACCGCGACGGTTAACATTGATGTACTTGCGTACCACCGGATCGTCCGCATCGATGCGACCGTCTGGCATGGTCGGCATCCGTCCTTCACGCACCGCCTTGGTTATCGCCTGTCTGCTCACGCCCGCAAGTTCGGCAAGCGCATATTTGGTTATGGTTGTCATGGTTGTCATGATACCACTGGTTGACGCTTTGGGCAACTGGAAAAATTGCGGTGGCGGAAATCCCCAGGACAGGTGGGATTCTGACAGATTTGTGAACCCCGTCAAAAACAATCATAGCACCGACGAGCCGGGGTGGTCAAAAAGTAT